TCGTAGCCATCCTCGATGATGACGGGCTGGCTGCCGTCCGTGTAGTTGAGTTGACTATCCGTAGCGAAGCGGAGTCGTTTCCCCTTCACATGGACCGAAAACGCTCGGAATCTCGAGGCCATTCGTTGGTGCTCCTCTAACTTGGCTCGTGGATCTCAGCCACGACCGTTGAAATAGGCGCCGACTCGCCCGCAGGCTGCGGGGGTAGCTCACTTCGAGCGAGCCGACAGAATCAGATCAACTCAGATCGCTACTTGCTCGATGAGATTAGCCAACTGGAGTTGGTGCGGGCGGACGATGCACGGGAAGATCGTGTCGATGCGTTTGCTCGCCGCGTTCCACTCACTGATTGGAACACTCTCGTTACCATCGTCGTCCTCGCTCATGAGGTAGCCAGCGGTAACCAGGTCGTCGTGCAGCTTGGTTGCGATCCCGTTCCAGATGCTTGGGGTGCCCACTCCGGTGAGTTGTGGCTGCCCGTCGGGTAGGTCTGGTCCAACTCCTGGGTTAGATTCCAGGTACTCCTGCCCAACTGCACGCAGTTGCTCGCGGGCATACTGGGGGACGGTCACGCAGTTGGTACCCCAGCACCGATCGTCCGGGTCGGTTCCGTTCAGCGAGTACGAGGTGATCGAGTAGACCAGTCGTGTCGTACCAGCGAACGGCATGATTGGAGACACGCCGGCAGCAAGCGCCACGTTGATTTCAGCGTGCGATGGCACATCTGAGACGAGTTGCGGGTTGGTCGTCCACAGCTTCGACGCCGGGTCGGCGAATGCCCCAGCCGCCCGCACGTTCGGGTTCTGCTGCTCGAACACCGCGCGAGTTGCCGCCACTCGAGCAGCAATCTGGGAGGGGTGGCGCACCGAATATCGACACCACGCCACCTGGCAGAGGAAGGCGTTGAGCGTCGTTTGGGCCAGCGACACCGCTGCCGAAGACGCTCCGTTGTGGCCAAACACCGCCTGCTCGAGATGCTCGATAAGCGGGCTCGCCTCCGAGTCCACGTGCGCCTCGAACAGAGCAGCGTTGGTCGCGTCGTTCTGAGCCACAGCGATTCGCTTGTACTCGGCAGCTTCCAGCAGGTCGATCACGTTTGCTACGCTGTCGGCCCCGCTGCCGCCAGTGAACGGCACCATTCCCGAAGAAGTTGGGGTCCCTCCAGCATGAGTTGTGTCGTTGCCCGTTGGTGCGTCGGTCGTGATCAACTTCGTATAGAAGTCGTTCATCCTCACGCCCTTGCTCTTCGTTGTGAGCGTCACAACATAGTCTGGGCCTGCCCCCTTGGTCGCTGCGAATCCAAGCTTCGGCTTAGCGTTGATTGCGGCCAAACAGTTGTCCGCCGTGTTCTCGTTGCTCGCTGTGTCAACCGACCATGACAGCACACCCTGTTCGGTCCAGAGACCCAGCGTTCCTGTACCGCTTCCGAGCGTGGTCCATGTCAGTGTCTGGGTTCCAGCCTGGGCTCCTCCGGCCTCTGCGACAGGGGCCAGAATCACGATCGCGTTAGCAGCGAGAGCCTCGTAAGCCTGCAACGCACACTCAGAACCAGCGCCGACCAACGCGTCTACGTCAGCCTCGCTTGCCGCGAGCTCGACGTCCTGGTCAGCAGTCATCGACCCAGCTGAAGTCTTCGTTCCAGTGCAGACGACGTACCAGACGCCACTACCTCCTGGACGGCCTCTGGCATATCGATTTTCTTGGTAGATTCCGGGGCGTAGTCCCGGGCTAGCCGAAAGCGTGAATAGCATTTGGCGTCAACTCCGTTGGTTGCTCGCCCCCATCATGATCCCATGGGGGCATGAGTTCAGATTCTGAAATCCCGATTGAAATCGCACTTTGACCGGCGAGGAAAGGCCGATCACCGCAAGCACCACGTCAGGAAGCGTCGGATTTCCCGCGCGACGGAGAGGATGCTTTGGTCGGTGCGGCAGGGGCTTTCCGCTCCGGTTCATTCCACAGCGGCTCCAGCGTACATGAGTTACGCGTTCGCCACTCATCGCGCACCATGTCCACCTGCTTGTAGGTGACGCCACACCGCTTGGCAGTCAATTCGTCGGCCGCAATTAGCGCCCCGTCAACTACCTGCCGCCTGTTGTACGAGGTGGCCTCTACCTCGAATGGGACACGCTCGAACACGTAGCGCACGTGATGGCGAGCTTTGCGCGGCAAGCCAATCTGGGTTTGCCCGGGGGGAGCCTCTCGCTCCACTTCCGGGCAGTCTGCCCGTCGTGCGCCCAGGTACTGGGTAGCGCGGAACGGATTCCCTGAGCGATCCTTCGAGAACTCTCGGTGCACTACTCCGCATGGACACCCTCTGTGGTCCACAGCGAAATAGGGGTTTGTGCAAACTAGTAGTTTGTTCATGTCTTCACCAGTGTGGCCTTCTCGAAAATTTCTCGGAACGCTTGCTTTTCAGTCACCCAGCAGGCAGTCACTTGACGACTGTCATGGATGGTCCGTCGCTCTTCAGTCGCACGACGTTTCCTGGTTCGAAAGCCAGCCCTCCATGCTTTCTGTGGAACCAGGCGCTGATTCCCAACTGGATCCGCTCCTCTGCCTTCTTGACCTCATCCAGTCCTATCCCCTCAGGAAGGGCGACGCTGATATTCGCGACTTCTGGCAAGAATTCAATTCGCGTGCACCACTTGCGGAGTAACTCGTCCTCTCCTACCAGCTTCGCTACTTCAGCCTTCTCGTCCCAGGTCAGTGGACTGTGGCTTCTCCCGCCATTGAGGTGGACTTGAAATTGAACAATGCACAGGATTTTTGACACCCTTGTTACCCCGCTTGTTCGACGCCAGCATAGCGTCAGCTTGCTTGGACGCTCGTCGTTTGAACAAACACTGGATCGTATCCGGGCTGGTTGAGTATCGATGAGATCTCGACTCCGTTCCCGGTTGCAGCACCCGGCACATGGTGTTCGCGAGTCGCGAACTGCCAGAAGATGGCTTGGTAGGCAGCTACCTCACCACCAGCGCTGAAACTCACCTCCGAGTGTCGAAAGTCTCCGTCGAAGTCGAGCACCCAGAAGCCGCCATGGTTGAGGACGCTCGAGCCGTAGGTAGCTGCGTATGGGTCCGTGTCTCCATCAATGACGTAGGATGGGTGGCGGCCGTTTCCAAAATCTGTGTCTAGAGCTTTGATGAGGGCTTTCGACACGCCGTTGATGACTGGCGTCATCGCTGCCATCAACTCTTCATCTGCTGGCGGAAAAACCCAGAAGCAGAGGATCGTTGATTCGCTACCGTGGTTGCCATCCTCGAAGCGCTTTGGTGTCACCGAGCCGCGCCAGCAGAAGAGGGCAGGGAGCCAGTTCTCGTTGAGGAGTTCTTCCCGAGGGTCGTGCGGGTACGCCTTGCGGCACACATCGTCGTCGGTGCCAAACGTGGCCGACCACCCTGGCCCCACCTCAGCTCGAATCACAGCTCGGCAGAAGTCAGCTAAGATCGTAAGCCCCGGGTCACTGACTGCGTTGGGGGTCTCCTCGCCGTGGCTCTCCACTTCCGACGCTTCGACCGGAAGTGGAGCTGCACCGTGGTAGTCGGTCATAAGAAAAATGATCCCAGGAGTCGTTTTATGCTTGCGCGCTGGCGCCAGCGCGCTATACTACATTCATCAACGACGGAGGACGACATGACCACCAAGACCACCATCGAAATCACTCAGGACCGCATCGAGAACCTCTTCATCCTCACCCACGCCACCCCGGCAAAGTGCAGCCGAGTCAGCGACGCCCTGGCCCGCATGGCTCGCAATCGCGACGGCCGCGAGCAGGCTCGTCTCTATGCCCTGAGCAGCGCGTTCAACGAGCAGCGGCACATGATTCTGATGGCTCGACTCGGTAACATCGCCGAAGCCGCCGTCCACTCCGAGACCCGAGACGCCGACCTTCGCCGCGCCGTCCGCTAACCCTAACCGGGCCCCCTTCGGGGGGCCGCAACCAACGAGCCAATGAAATATCGAGTCCCAGCCCACATTACCGCCCCCTACGCCACCCGCCTTGGCGGCGAGTGGCAGGGGCGGAAGTCCGCAGCCGCCGCCTGGCGCGCTGCCTACGCTTATGCTCGCAAGAACCCTGGCGGGCGGCAGCTCATCGTGACCCGAGAGGGGGATCCGGTCCCTCCGCCCGAAACGAAACCACGACCCTCTGGTCCCTCGGGGGAGTCGTTTCTGCCTCGCTTCAGCATGCGAATGGAGCAGGAGCTGATTGACCGCCTCGATGCTGAGGCTAGACGCAGAGGCATCAGCCGATCTGAACTGATTCGGGTTGCTGTGGTGCGTGAACTCGATTCACAGTCTGGTACAGTTCGCGAATGAAGCTATGGACTCTCAGTTCCACCGAGTCGCAATCCCAACGAACCCGCTCTCGATGAAGAAGATCATCGTCTCCCTGGCGACAATACCTCCTGGACCCATAAATGGCTGCGCCTGCGTTCCCGGATGGTGAACCTCTCGTGCCCAGTGCACGCCGCCACTCGGCCCGTACCAGCGTAGCCATTGGCCACGCCCTACGCCGTAGTCCGACGACTTCCTGCGGCTCTGGCCTGGTAGTAACTGGCCCCGTTCACCGAACCCCTTCATCGGCACGATGACGTGGGCTGACGTTCCTTCCTCGACATAGCGAGCATAGGGCGTGTCCGCCACAATCTCCCACTGCGACCCAAATGGAAGCGCCCGGTCGAAGTGGACGGTGATTTCTTTCTTGAGACGCCCCCCTGGTCGCGCACCACTCGCCGTGTAGTAGGTCCCGATGGGGGCGAGTTCTCGCGCTCGATCTCGTCCAGCCAGCGCGCCCACATGGGCCGCCTTTTGGCACAGTCCTACCGCTGCCTGGCGCGTCTGCTCCCTGAGTCGCTGGAACACGCTCAAGTCAACGGTTGCCGTGCCGGCGAGCATCAGTAGTCTCCGAAACCTCCACTCCGGAAGGTGTTTTGCGATGCGTAAGACGTTGTTGCTGGATAGATAGTACCGCCAACGTTCTCCGGTGCGGTTATCTCCTCGGAGTCGAGGCGCGTGAATGCCTCCCGCTGTAGCTTGAGGTCGTCAACGTTCGCTTTGCGAAGGTCAACCCAGTTGTGCTCCCGCGCTGCAGCTGGATGACGCTTGATCGCCATCCACTCGAAGGCATCAAGGGTGAGGCGCACCACCTCGTGGACCTTGCTTTCTCCTAGCCTCGCTTCAATTTCGTCGAGCGACCGGATGCCACGAAGGTACGACGCTACAAACGACGTGGCATCGTACCTCAGTTGATCCACCACCGGCGTGTCAGATACCCCATTCCGGTCATCGTCTGTCAGTCGCTTCAGCAACTGCGGACTGATCCGATTGGACGCCTGCTCGGCGGTGATGAACTCGTACTCCGCCATGATCACCGCCTGAGTTGCACCAACTCAAATCGCTCGAGCTTGTCTTCTGAGTAGACGGCTGCGATGTGGCCATATTCGTCCGGCAGCACCCCAACGATCCCGTTGAGCAACCCGAGCATTCCTACGGTCCTGGTCTGCGCAGAGCACTGAATCGTTGGATGGTTGAGCACCACGTCATCGATCTCTACGCGGTGCTCCATCACCTTCTGGAACGCGTCGCTTACCTCCGGTGAGGTGAGTAGCGCGTTGAGTCGCGCCACCAGTTCGCGATCGTTCATCGCGCCGGCTCGACCAGATCGCCTAGCTCTTCAGCCTGGTCAGCGGTGAGTTGAATGGTATCGCCAGGCTCTCGGTTGATGTTGCCAGCGCGAATACATCCGGGCCCGACAATGCGGTATTGTCCCGCCTTGCGTTTCACCGACCGGTCCTCTACCGGTTCCGGTTCGCCTCGCTTGACGAGGGTACCGATCGCGGTGGCTTCTGCCTCGGTGAGCTCGAGCAGCTCCCCTGGACCGTACTTCTTGCCGTCCCTGCGAACAGTGCTAGGACCCACCACGTGGAAGATGTCCGTGGGTTCAACGGGCTCTTTCGCTCCCTTGGGCACTGGTTGTTCGGTCTTCTCGACCGGCTGCGTTGACGCGCTGGGGGCGCTTACCGCGCCCCCTTTGTTGCGTTGCCCCGACATAGACTACCTCGCTACTGAGCTAGACTCAGCTGCCGCGCACTCCCGTGTATAGGTAGCCACACACCGCGGCCACGACCTTGACGGCATCCGCGGTGGACACCTTCGTCACCATCTTGCCTGCCGCCCCTGGATCGTCGAGCATGTACTCGAATTCCTGGTAGGGTGCCTGCAGAGTGACGCCGAACGTGACCTGCTTGACCATGGGCATCACTGGAGCGCGAACCACGCCAAACACGGTGTCGGTCCACACTCGGCTGTAGCTCGCCGTCGCTCCACGTAGTGAGGTGTTGTAGCGCGCACGCCCAACGAGCAACTCGTCCAGTCCCAACCAGTCGCGAACTTCCTCTCGAGTAAGGCGCCCGACCTTGGTGTACTTGAAAGCGTCCCTAGCAGCGGGATGGGTGCGCAGCACCTTGAACGTTGTCGGCCCGCAGAAACCAACCGTGCGCTGTTGTCCGGTACCGCTCAGGATCGTGTTCGCTGCATCCTCGACGGCCCCCTGCGGGTCGCCGCCAGAATCAGAATCCCACTTGTCCGAACCAGTGAGGGTTGCGGTATTGCTGCCGTAGTTGCTGCTCGTGCAGGCAAGAGTCGCCTGCCGTCTTTCGCGCCGCTGGCCAAGGTTGTTCATGACGGTCATGAGCGGCTCGACGAGCACCCTCACCACGCTGTCTTGCTGCGTAAGCGCGTTGACGTCGACGCTCTCCTTGTTGGCCCGCTCGTTCATTGTCGCGGACCCGCGGGTGAGCTTCTCTGTCACCTCGTTGACGGAACCGTCTTCGCCGATGGTGTCATCGACGTCCGTCAGTGCGTTCTCTGGGTTGTGATACCAGTACTCGACTGCGCCGCTGGTGCGGGTCACTGGCACGCTCGGCAGCACTCGGTCGCCAATGAATTCATCGTTGGCGAACTTGACCGCAAGCTCCTGCAGGATTGGCGTCGACGACACCGCTCCCACAGTCAGGTCCTTTAGAATGAGGTCGGGCGACCCGTGGCCTCGAGAGGCCATCATGCTGCGGAGGCGCGCATCCATGTCGGCCAACTCGGAACGCACCTCGGGAGGTACGCTAGACGGGTTCTCCAAGGCATGGATGACCTTGTTGTAGTGGCGGATGAACTCCTGCCCGCGCGCCGTCACAGAAACGTTTTCGCGCGAGTGGCCATCGTTGTTGAAGGGTAGAGGCATTTTCTTTGCTCCTGTAGTGTTCGTGGTGGCGCGCCTTACGACGCAGTGACGCTGGCGCAACCAGCTCCCAGGTTGACGAGGGGGAGTTCACCAGCCGCGGTTGCGGTTTCGAGCACCTGCCCAATCACGTTGGTGAGGGCGTTGCCACCGCCGCAGGTGACGTCTACTGCTCCGGCGCTCCCCGGGGCGCAAAGCGCACCCGCAGTGAGACCAGCAGCGGTCGAACGAACCGGGACCGCACAAGGCGACCCGCGCATCACGACAGCGACTCGCTCACCAGCAGTTGCCGTCCATGGTTGCGTGTCGGTGGCGAGCAGGTCGAGGTTCTTGAAGGCGATTCCGATGTACAAATCGTCATCCGAATCGCACTCCACGATGTCGCCGCTCGACAGCATGACCGACATTCCCTGACGAACCTCGTTCGCTGCCTCTACCTCGTAGACCTTGATGAAGGCCTTGTCGATATTGTACCCTTGTTCGAGTGCCATGTTTCTAGGCTCCTATGAGTTGAGTGTTGGCCTCGATCAGGCCTGGTTGAAGTAGGCGGAAGACTTCGATCCGTCGTTGCCGATGGAGGGCTCGGGGAGAATCGAAGTAGTTGGGTCCGCTGGGACCTTCAGTTGACCGGTGGTGAGGTCGGGGCGAGCAGCCATCCGCTTCGTGAAGGCTTCCTTGCCCACCCGCTTCCGGTCTTCCTTCATGAATTCGAGCTCGCTGGGGTGGAACTTCTTCCCGACCAGCGCTTTGAGCTCTGCTTCGATCGCCTCGTCTTGCAGCGCAGTTGCGCGCTCCATGATGGCTTCGCACTGCTTCGCAGCGTCAGCCTTCAAAGCCTCGTCTCCAACTCCGAGTTCGGTGGCGATGGTTCGAACGGATCCCTTGAGGCCGTCAAGTTCAGCCGTCGCCTTGTCGCGGGTTTCCTCTGCCTTGGTGGCGCGCTCGGTAGCTTCGGCCGCTTGCTTCTGCGCAGCTGCCGCCGCTTCTTTTGCGGCAGATTCTGAACCACGAGCGGCGTCGCGCACCTTCTCGAGCTCGGCGAGCTTGGCCTTGAATTCCTTTTCGTCCATGGTGTTTGTCTCCTGGCCGCTCGCGGCCGGTTGGATGTCGTCTTCTGGCTCCTCGTCGAAGCCGAGTCTCGTCTGCGCGCACTCCTCCGCCCTTCGCGCGAGATAGGAACGGCGCTCGTCGCGGCTTCCCATCGAATTGGCTACCGCATTCGCGTTCGCGCCGATGGGGCACGGCGAGAACTCGAAGAGCTCATTTTTCGACAGGACGTATCTCTCTTTGTCGTCGTGCGTCTCCCGCCTAACGTCGTGCGGGTAGAACCCCACCGAACCGCAGGGCATGAAGCCCGTTACGACCTGCTGGAACACGTCGTCAGCAAACTGATTGAGCTCTCGCGTCTGAAACTCGACGGTCCCAACCAGTTGCTGTCCAACACGCTTGCCAGCGTCATCCTTACGAGTCTCGACCTTCAGCGTATTGAGCAGCACTCGCCCAATGGGGAATGACTCGCGTTGCTGGATCGTCCCCTCGCCCCAATAGTTTCCGTGCGCTTTGTTGTGGGCGTAGAGGACGATCGGAGCCTTCTTGAATCGGTCCAGTAGCCACTTCTGCTCAACGATTTCGCCGTAGGAGTCGACCGTATCGTCGGACATCACGTAGTCGACAGTGCGCTTCTCAACATCGAAGCTGCGCACTACGATGTCCGCGTACGCTAGTTCGCGACGCCCATTGTCTTCTCGCTTGCTCATGGGGTGTCACCGCGTGACTAGGCCACGCGCCTTTCTGTCTGCGTATCCAGGGGCGTGCTTCGGCTGCGTCCTGACTGGGGCCGCTTCCGGCTTAGTTTTCTGCTTCGCCTTCTTGGC